CCTTGTCTAAAATATTAAAATCACTATTAAATTCATCATCTTTGCAAGATGAGTTAAAGTTGTAACAACATGACTTTAAAGCAGTTGTTCTCCCCGTAGTATATTTGTAACCATTTATTTTCAAAGGATTATTATCATTTATTCCATTATATGGATCATTAAAATCACCCATAATCAATATTTTTGTATGGTCAAAAACATAACATGAGTTTGTAGCAAAATATTCAATAGCTTTATTTACAACATTGTTAAAATATTTTCTAAAATTCCTCATGCCAATTTTAGAATCAGCCGGGTCATTAACATTATGCAAATTTATCAATAAATATTGTTTATCTGTTAATGTAATAATAATCGGTCTTCCAGCCATGTTAACTTCTACATATTCCTTTATTATTGGTAATTCCCAATCTTTACCTTTATTGTTAATATCCATGTATTTTATAGTTTCTAAATCAGCACCATATGCATCTATAGGAATACCAACTTTGTCTGTCTTAAAAACAGTAAATATAGTTGGATACCCAAATTTATGTTGAGTCGTTAAATATGTATATGCACCATTACCATTATAACCAAACTCTACTTTATTCACTTCATTGTTATTTATACCTAAATTATCTAAATTTAATTCTTCTGCAACTTTTTGAATTCCTCCAACAACTGAATCATTACCAAGATAAATTTTATTCTCCATTTCTTGAAGTCCTATAATATCTCCTTCTTCTTCCCAAAATTGTTTAACTAATTTTAGACTATTCTCCCAAAGAATTCTAGTATTTTTTGTTCCACCAAGTCTTATAAGATTATCATGAATAAAATGCATTTCACTCCCTATTTCCTTACCTTGGTCAGACGCAAAACTCATATTATACGACCCTACAGTCACTTCCACCATTTAATAATACAAAAGTTTTTTATTTATGCGAATAAAAATTCAAAATTAAATCTTATATATTTGTAATCATGGAAACTCAAGGAATTAATGATTATGAAATGAATCAAAATTACAAGAGCCAGTTATTCCAAACAGATAATTCACAACCTTTAAGTGTACAGGCAAACAAATATAAAGCCTTTAACGACCCAGAATTCAGAAATTCCGTAGGATGTACTGAAAGTTACCCATCTACTTATAAAAATATTAATGAATTTGCTAGTCAACCTTATACTAAAACTATGAATCAAGAATATAATAAAAATAATAACTTGATAAAACAGATTCCAGAGTATAACTTTAATTCTGGTTCAGTAATCCAAAACGTACCTACACAAGGTAAATTTAACGGTAATAACGGAACCGCAATGCCTTCAATTGTAATGGAAGGTTTCGGAAATATTACATCCAAGATAAACGACCCCACAAACGATCTATTAGACATAGATTCAAGACCTATAGACGATTTCATACACAATAACATGGTTCCATTTTATGGAGGAGCGGTTAAACAAATTATGTCTGGGACTGGCGTCCAATCGGGTAATTACACAGAAGGAGTAGACGTAAATTCTGGCTTTGATGACACTACACCATACCAAGACTTATTAAATACCTATACAGGAATGGATGACACTTATCTTCATAAACGTGCTACAGGCCCTATGTACTCTCCAGCGGAAGTTCAGACAGGCTGGGTACATGGAATGCCAAATTTCAGACCTGATGAAGATCGTTACACACAATCTATGTATATTAGAAATGATTTAGCACCGTGCGAACAAGAAATGGTCGGACCTGGGTTGGATATAGGGGCTGATATTCCAGCTAGTGGTGGGTTTCATGATCTAACCCGTGTACTTCCTAATAACGTAAGTGATTATTTGGCTAATCAGCTTGAAGGTAGGGTAAATGCGGGTAAGATTAGATTAGGTGGTGAGGAGCCAACTGCGTATCCTGGTGTAGGTTTGGGTGGAACTCTTGCAGGTAATGATAGTGCTCCTGGTGTGGTTAAAAATAGACCAGACAAGTTTTGGAGTCAGGTAAGAAGACCTACAATGACTACTAAAGTTGGTATGGTACAGGATCAGGAACTACTTAGACCGGATTATAATAGTAGTTTTAAACCAGGAAACGCAAAACGTTCACAGACAAATTATGGATTTGGAGAATTAGTTGTTAATGGAACAGAAAAGGGGCAAGAAAGTGTATTTAAAAATAGGAACGAATTTAATGCTGTACCCTTTAATGATTATTAATTCGAGTCAAACCATCTAGAATTTAGAAATTTTCTTGCTTCTTTTACGTTAAATAGGTTATTATCTTTTAGATATTTGTCTTTCAAAGCTTCTTCTTTCTTAATTTTTTGTTTTTCTTTTTTACCTTTATTTTTGTCATAATTTTTGGAAATAGGAATCTTAAAATGAGGGTGAATATATTCTGATATAATATTAACGCCATTCGGATTGTCAGCTGCAAGCTTAGAAATAGTAAAGCGATCAGGCCATACAGGAATTCCTTTAAACATTAAATCTTCGGCTTCATTGTATGGAACTTTTGTTAAAATTCTACCTACAAACCCATAATTATTATTTATAGTTTCACAATTATCACCTTTAATAATTTTACAAGTTTCGGAAATATATAGATCAATGTTATAATGACCTTTTTTATTAACGATAAGATTATTAGAAGAATTAAAGTAATCAACCTCTTTTGACATTATAATAGCACAATCAGTAATTAAGTTTAATATTTCAGGTCTATTAGGAATTGTAAATTTTTCATCATTAATAAATTTTTTTATAAACATAGGTGTATTATATAATTTAAGAATATCTTCTCTAGTTTTAGGTCCATCGTTTCGTTGCTTCCCCGTAGGACACATAGCCCTTTTAACTTTAGTTATAATATCCATTCTTTCAACAATTCTTTCAATAATTCTTTTCTTTTATTATTAGTACTTTATAAATTCTTAAATTATTTAAGAATAATTAATAATTAATAATTAATAAAATTCATTCTGAAATTAAAATGGTGGAAGATTCTGATATTTTTAAGGATTTAGACTTGAATGATTTAAAAAAAGATAGTAAATATATTAGTAATAATAGTTATGAAGATATGAACTATATTATTTATGGTAATATATGGGAATATATGCCTATAGAAGATATAGGTTTTAAATTAAACATGAAGACTAAAATTTTCGAAACCAAGTTGTATTTTACTGACACTTTAATTTTGGACCGTTTATATTTCACTAGGTTTCTTAAACTTGACGAACTAACTGCTGTATATCATATTTTAAAAATTCCTATACCTACTTATTTGGACGATGTTATAAGTGATTTTTTTACGTGAATTTTTTTAATCTTACGATGTCTAAATTTTTCAAAAAATTCACTAATACTTACAAAATTATCATCATCCGAATCTAATTTATCAAAATCGAACTCTTCTTTATAAACAATTTTAATATACTCTTTCATCTTGGATATTTCATCCTGACTTAATTTTGAATCTTGGTTTTTATCAACCAACCCAAAAAGAGTTAGTAAATTATTAGCTTCTTGTCTATCATTTTCATTCTTATATTTATCATATAATTCAAATAATTGATTTTTGGCATCTTTTACATCTTCTATATTATCTCCCAGCAAACCTACTATGTTTTCGAAATTTTCAACCTCGTTTTTGAAAGTTCCAATCTCATTTCTTAGATTTTCATTTTCAGTTTTCAAATCACCAACAGATTCCATTAACTGTTTAGCTACACCTAACGTCCTAACTCTCCATTCTGCAACAGATCCAGATACAACAACTATACCAGTTATTACAGTAAGTACAACAGGTCCAGCAACAATACAATAAATAAAACCTGCTACTGCAGTAAAAGTACTAGGGATAATTAAATATTCTGATTTATCTATAATCTCAAAATTACAACAACTGTCACCCGAACTATTATCCGAAATTTCAATTGGTTCCGTTTCGTTAAGTGACGACATATTATTCAGAAGAAAATATTTTAATACGTTGGTTAATTGCGTTGGTTAATGGTTGTTTAATAACTATTGAATTAGTAAATGTTTAACGTTATAAATTTGGAAAGAAGAAGTGATAGAAAATTAGAGTTTATAAAAAGATTCAAGGAAACTGGTTTACAAACTTCAGAATTACAATTCGAAACGGCAATAGATGGAAATAACAATTTAAATTTAAATTTAAATTTAAATTTAGTAGATAGTTCTGATTATCAAAATCCTAGAATTACTGGATGTATAATAAGTCATTTTAATATATGGTATAAAATAGCTACCGGTGTAGAAGATTATGGTGTAGTTATGGAAGATGATATACATTTTCACCCACATTTTAAAAAAAATTGGTTAAAGATAAAACAAAAACTTAAAAATTTTAAAAATAAAGAATTAATTATTTATCTAGGTATGGGTGATTTTATTCCTATTCATACTAAACCTCCTACTGAAACTTTACTAAGAGCTCTTGAAAAATCCCATATAAAAGATTCAAATAAAGAAATATTTGGTTTACCAAATTATAATTCTCCATATATAAAAGATGGGGCCTTTAGTTATATCCTTACAAAACAAGCAGCTGAAAAATTAATTAATTGTAAACATAAAATCAATAAACCCATAAACTTATGGCTCAAAGAATTTGGCGGAACTAAATATGTTTCTTCACCATTACTTAATTTTCATAGCAGTTATGAACTAAATGTTTATGACTCTGACACTATGGGAATTATTAAACCCTTACACTTGTACACGATAAATCCAAAAAAGTACTCTACAGCTTTTTTAATAAATATTAAGGAAGGTGTGGAAAATAATTTAATTGAAACGGTTACAACTATTCTTGCTAATTCAGATAATCCAGAAAATGTATTTTTTGGTATAAGAATAGGGTATAATTTAGAAATTGAATCTGAAATTAAAGAATTAAGAAAAATATTAACAAAACGGTTGTGTTTAACTATAGGATCAGAAAAAGATTGTTTAGAAACTTATGAGGATATAAATAAGTTACGTATGTGTTTTCCTATGGTAGACTTTTTTACAGTTTGGGAAGATTCTAAATTATTAATTACCAAGGGGTGGGATACTATTTTATTTAAATATTATGAAATTCATGACAAACCAAGTTTTGCATGTTTTCAAATTCAAAGTAATATAGAAAGGGATGTTAATGCCCTCAATAAGGAAAATATAAAAACTTCTGTCTGGGATTTCGCAACTCCATTTTTAACAGCAAAATTACTTTTAAATATAAATTGTGTTAGTCCTATTCCCGACATTAACAATTATTTAAAGTATGTTTGTTATATGACAAGAATTACTATATTTCTTAAGGAAATTCAAACTAAGAAAATTAATAATAATAATAGTTTGGATATTGTAAAATTAGAAAATGATTTTTACCACAACACAAATCATAAATATTTTATTAATAAAGCAATTAACAGTATAATTAATCATAGCGATTATAAAGCTTGCGGATTATGGATTAATAAACCAAATAACTGGGACACAACAAATACTATAGTAGAATCAAAGGTTTAAAGAATCAAAGGTTTAAAGATAAACAATATAGTATTAATAAAGGTAATATGTACTCTTTAAAGAAATACGACTCTAAAAACCTAACACCCAGTGAAAAGCTAAAATTGCTAAAAGAGATCCCTCAATATGAACAACGTAGCCCTGAGTGGTTTTCGCAACGTAAGGGTAGGCTAACCAGTAGTGACGCTGGTACTGCGCTTGCTCTTAATCCGTACCAACAACCAGTTGAGTTATTGTTTAAAAAATGTGGTGCTGGAGAGCCGTTTACTGGTAATGTTGCAACTTTACATGGTCAAAAATATGAGGATGAAGCAATTGAAAAGTATTGTAAAGCTATGGGGAAGATTAACCATGAATTTGGTTTAATAGATTTTAATGATGTTGTAAGAGAGAATGATGATCATGCCAACCAAAATTACCCAGACGGGATTAGTTGGATGGCAGGATCAACAGATGGTATAGCTGAAGATATTAGAGGTTTAGAAGATTTGGTAGTTTTGGAGGTAAAATGTCCTTATCGTCGTAAAATAATTCACGGATATTGTCCAGTTTATTACTACCCGCAAGTTCAATTAAATATGGCAATTCTTAATATTGATAAGGCTGATTTTATAGAATATATACCCGAAAATCATTTGAACAATAAAATGCCTATGCAGTTAAATATTGTAAGAATACAAAGAGATACAAGTTGGTTTGATAAAAATGTCCCTATTCTAGATGCTATGTGGAATGATATAGTAGAGTGGAGAAATATGGATATTAAAACACATCCAAACTATTTTGATTTTAAATACCATAGACCCCCTAAAAAATCACTAACCTTAGACTTTGGAAATGGAACTGTTGGCGATGGTGGTAGTTATGGTGATGATGATTTGAGTGCTAATATAGGTTCTTCGACCCGGAATATGTTTTTAGATACTGATTCAGATTCTGATTAACAAGGTTTATTAAAAAAAGCCAATATGGAACTATCCTTGTATCTTATAACTTTTTTAGAATTAATTTTTTTATACTCAATAACTGATTTCTTATATTTTTTCACAATATTATCAAATATCATGTTAGATAGACTTTTTTCATTAGTAATAAAATCGTTAAGTTTATCTAATTGGATTTCTTTAATAGAAACATCATAATCCTCTTTATCCAAAGGGTCATGTTTGAAAAGTCTTCTAGCAGTAATATAATCAAAATCTTCAGGAATAGAATATTTTGAATCCAAATTCTCTATTATATTTTCAATATTTCTATATTTATTAATTAAGGTTAGGGCAGTAATAGGGCCGATTTTAGGAATAGTTGTTGTATAATCACATCCACATAGAATACAAAAATCTATAAATGAATCCATACTCAATTCCATTTTTTCTAAAATCTCCATTAAATCAGTTTCAATAACCCTTTCAATTTTTTTAGCTGTCCTTAATACTTTAGCTGCACCAAATGTCAATGCATCTGTATCTTCAGTATATGTATAATCTATAATTCCCCTTTTTTGTAAAGCAGCACAAGTAGTTTCTGCCTCACCGTTTGATTCAATAACGGGGATGCCTAAAAGTTTAAGAAGATACTTGCAATCATGTCTATGAGATTTCGTAACATAAGTTACTTGTTTATTCAACTTTTCAATCTCCAAATCTATATCCAACTTCAAATCTATATCATCTTCATCACTTTGGGTCCCCAACAAAGGGGTACAGCTTTGGGTACTAATATCTCTTTTCAGTATTAAATCCTTAATACGCCCTTCAATTTTAGATTTTTGTTTAGATCTTTTATCCAAAGTGTTCTTTTTAGCTTCAGGAGGAACTCCATCAAATATAAAAACAGGTAGAATTCCCCTTTTTAAATAAAAACAAGCTTTTTGAATAAAACCATGAATGTGAGAACAATCATCAGACCCTTGAGAAGCATATCTATATTTGTAAATAAGAATAGAACTGTCTATTCCTATTTTAGAGTGTATATACTCATGTATACTTTTTTCTTTAATAGCTGTAGGAGCAACACGTTTAATTATTTTATTGAGTTGTTTAATACCCATTATAAAAGTTATTATATAAAGTGATTATATTATAATAATATATTATGAACTAATCTCAAAGTACTTTTAAAATTTAATTAAAGACAATTGTTTGTATATTAAATAAATGGATTCTATTTTATCAGAGTACCAGGATTATTTTGGAGAAAGGGAAAAAAATGTGTTACAAATTATATTTCCTAATATAAATAGAAAATACAACTGTGTAATAAAATATGAAGATGCTATGAAGTGTGACGATAAAAGTAAATTTCTAAAACTTAGAATTAATATCTTAAGGAGGCTTAATCTTCAACCGTTTATTAATCTTGTTTATTTAGATTGTTCAAGATGTAATCTTACAAAACTTCCCAAATTACCATCACTAATTCAAACATTAAATTGTAGTAACAATAGACTTGTGACACTTCCAGAATTACCATTAGTTACTCATTTAAAATGTAATAGTAATAGACTTACTGCTTTAGCGGCTGAATTGCCATTAATTCAAACATTAAATTGTAATTATAACCTATTAACTATACTTCCAAAATTACCATTAGTTACTGAATTAGATTGTAATAGTAATAACCTTATCTCTTTAACGGTACTTCCAAAATTAACTAAATTAGATTGTTGTTGTAATAATCTTACGACACTTCCCGAATTACCGTTGGTTACTATATTAAATTGTAGTACTAATAAGCTTACAACACTTCCCAAATTACCATTAGTTACTGAATTAATTTGTGTTTATAATAGACTTAGAGTACTTCCCGATTTACCGTCGGTTACTAAATTACATTGTTATCGTAATCAATTGACCTCGTTAGTAGAAATACCATTAGTTACTGTGCTAAATTGTCATTTTAATGATCTTACGATACTTCCCGAATTACCGTTGGTTACTAGATTAAATTGTAATAATAATAACCTTACAACACTTCCAAAATTACCATTAGTTACTGTATTATGTTGTGATATGGAGATGCCGATTCGTAGTGGTTGTAAAGCAGCACTGGCACAACATATTTACCGATATAAATACATAAACTCCTTAAGTCTATATAATATTATTAATATATATATGTTTAATATAAAATATTATGTATGGACAAAGGTGTATGGATAAGTTATTTATAAATCTTAAAGTTCTATCAAAAATAGTAGAAGGGCAAAAATTATATACTAAAGAAGATTATTTAATATTAGATGACGGAACTAGTTATAAACAAATGGTTTTACGTTGGTGGAACAGGGAAGATAGGTGTACAACTCTTAATAAAATACAAGAAGTTGTAGAAAATTCTATAGGGTGTGGTCAAAATGCGATTAATTCAGAATTATTAATCCAAGCTAAAAATATAAATCAAGAAGAGTCGGATAACATGAGAAAGAATATTAACCCAAGTGAAAAGGTAAAGATAAGACACTGGGAAAATGAAAGAGATAAATTTATACAAATGGATAATATAAGTCTATTAAGGTCTTTATCTTCTGGTATGGATGGTGCTTTAATAGGTATAAGAAAATTAAAATCTACTTATGATGATGATAAAACACTTGGTTCAAAATTAGAATTAGAAATAGAACTATTGGAAAGACATGTTGAAATATTTAGAGATTTTTTTAATTCTTTAAATGTTGGAAATAATAATTCTAATTTAATTTAATTTTAATTGTTTCAGATTTTTTTTCTTGATTATAATTAATAATGTACGAATTACTATTTGGAGCAAGAAGACGCAGAAGATCATCAACTAAATCTAGAAAAACTAAAAGAAGCAAATCAGCAACTAAAAAAGTTGGTAAAGAAATGATTGCAGGAAAGAAAAGAACCGTGTATGAAAACGAAAAAGGTCAATATTACGTTAGAGGTACTAAAAAACGCAAAGTGTACATCAAAGGTGGTGCCAAAAAATCTTCCGTCAGACGAAGACGCAGACGTAGTTCATCCAAACGTCGTTCCGTCAGACGCAGACGTAGTTCATCTAAACGCCGCCGTTCCGTCAGACGCAGACGTAGTTCTTCCAAACGTCGTTCCGTAAGACGCAGACGTAGTTCTTCCAAACGCCGCCGTTCTGTAAGACGTCGCTCAAGACGTGGAAAACGTTCGTCAAAGCGTTCGTCTAGACGCCGTTCTGTAAGACGCCGCCGTTTCAGAGGATTCGGTTCTTTTGGTGGTGGTCGCCCGAGTACCCTATTAGGTATGGAAGGTCCTTACATGGCAATGTAAATTCAAAAATAAAAAAAAGTTTAAAAAAATAAAAAAAAATTTAAAAAGTTTTTTTAAAATTGTGATTTTTTATAAAATTCTAAAAAAAATTTAGAATATTATAACAAATTAAAAAAATTGTATATACTTATTTAAATGTCATTAAGAAGAGTTCAGATAGAATACAATGAAATTCTTAAAGAATCGCCGCAAATGTATTCTGCGTCTCCTATAAACGATAATATTTTCAATTGGCAAGGGAAACTTTTAGGTCCAGAAGATTCTCCATATGAAGGAGGAATCTTTTATTTAGATATACATTTTCCCAAAGATTACCCCTTTAAACCACCAAAAATAAATTTTACTACAAGAATATACCACCCAAATATTAATGCAAACGGAGGAATTTGTCTTGATATTCTAAAAGAACAATGGTCCCCAGCTTTAACTATTTCAAAAGTATTACTAAGTATTTGTTCGTTATTAAATGACCCAAACCCAGACGATCCACTAGTCTCAGAAATAGCACTAGTCTATAAAACCAATTACCCCCTATTTGTAGATAAAGCTAAACAGTGGACTGAGAAATTTGCTTCAAAAGAATCTTCAACACAATCTTCAACACAATCTTCAACAGAATCTTCAACACAATCTTCTTCAACAGAATAAATTTAAAAACACCAAAGTGTTTTTAAAAATATTGTATATTATTATAGTATGAGTCCGTTAATTATTTTATTAATTTTGTTTATATTCATGATTATAATAACTTTTAGGAATAAAGAATGTTTTTCTACTTTACTTTGGGTTAACACCGATAATATTACATATACATTAGGTATTCCATCCATCCCACAAGATATTATACATTTTCGTAATCTTATCAATAACATAAATAAACAAACCCTACTCCCTAATGATATCATTATAGCATTGTCAGAAACAACAGATACCGCAAGCAAAAAAATAGAAACAGAACTTAATAATATATCCAAAGTTCCTGTAAAAATTAGTAATACTATAGATAAAGCTTATGCTGGTATAAACAGGAATAGAGTAGCGTCAGAATCTACTAGCGAATATATTATATTTTTAGACGCTGATGATTTTATGCACCCCCAAAGAATAGAAATAGTAGATAAAGTTCTTAAGAAAAATAACAAACCGGTAGGGTTAATACACGGGTTAAAATTAGAGAACGACAATTCCGACATAAAGTTTGATAATTGGGTAGTATGGGGAGGTAAGGAATTATATAATTTTCATAAAAATATAATACCAGAATCTAAATCTTTTTGGTTTAATACCATTAACGTAGCTCACGGACATGCTGTATACGCCCGCAAAGTTTTCAATGATGTAAAATATACAGATATGAAAAGAGGTGAAGATGTGCGTATGGTAAGGGATGTTCTTAATTTTTATGGAGATACCAATAATAATTTAAACTTTCTCAACCTTCCCCTAATTAACTACTATCCTAGAAAATACGGCCTTTAACCCCCCTTTAACCCCCCTTTACCTCACTAACCCCCTGTTAAGCTAATTCACCTATAAAATAATCAAATTTACAAATACCTTAATATATCAATAGTGAATAAGAGTAAAATAAACAAAATTTACAAATACCTTAATATATCAACATTAAAGAGGGTTAAAGAGTGAATAAGAGTAAAATATAATGAATACCCAAGAAATCAAGAATAAGGCGAAGGTTGCTATTTTGAATTATAATTATAAGAAGATGTTGACTCTTACAGAGTTGAGTGATGTGAAAATATACGTTAGCTTTAGCTTTAAAATGGATTACTTTATATTTCAATTCAAAAGCCTAAAGGATAAGGGTAGTAATAGTAAGAGTAAGGATAAGGGTAATAGTAAGGGTAAGGATAAGGGTAATAGTAAGGGTAAGGATAAGGGTAATAGTAAGGGTAAGGATA